CATTAGCGTTTTTTTTGTTGTCTGTTTCATTATAAAATCTATAATCAACAAAGTTCATCTGCATCGTTTTTTTCATAAACATATTCTTTCACTAACTTTTTATTCTCAAAAACCTTTACTTTATTTTTCCCTACAAAATGTAAATCAAAATTAAACACAGCTACATTATCGCACATTTGAGAAGGTTTTATTATTCTTTTTTTAACTTTATAAATTAATGGATATATAAAAACAAAAATAGAATCAGAATTTATTATTTCCGATTCTATCTCTATATGTATATCTTTTATATTATTACTTATAATTTTATGAGTTAAATTATATGACACTTTACTTATATTTGTCTAACTTTGTTTTTGTATTTTCTAGTTTTTGTACTAAAATTAATATCCCTGAATGCACAGCTGAATCTGGGTTGTATTCAAATGTATCTGGGTCAAAATCTTCAAAGTCAATTCCACCAGCAGAAAGTCGCAATATTAATTCTTTTTCAAGCTGCTTAACAATATTTTCTAAATTAGCTTTTATTTCGTCATCAGATAAAGAAAATTTCATTATTAGCCTTCAAGTTCTGCTATCTTTAAAAGAATATTTTCATACTTTTGTAAAAGTTTCGTAGTTGTTTCATGGTCTAGATTTCCCGACTCTGGAACAAAAGTCTCTGGATTAAAACTATCAGGATCAAAGCCCTGCAATAATAAGATTTCATACAGTGCATTCTCTATAAGAGGGCGTGCTTTAGTTAAAATCTCTAGTTTTACATTATTATTTAAAACAAAATCCATTATATCTCCAAGGAATATTATCTGACTGCAGGTCAAAATACTATTATATAGTAACAGAAACCTACTCTGTAGCACCTAATTCTGGTTCAGGGAGCTTCTCCAAAGCTTCGTGTTTTGGTCCTATTTGTTGGCCTTTTTCATTTAAGCCAGTCCTAATTCCATTCATCCATTTCCATGGATTCTGTACCCTATTTTCTTCTTTTGCTTGCCAATATTCTGATCTTTCTTTCATTAGATCTTCTTTATCCCAAACATTATCTATCGTAAAAGTTGTTTCAGAATATTCATCATTTTTATAAAAATTAAAAAACATAAAAGGAGTACCTTTTTCAAAAACGATTGGCTCACCGACTTTGGTTATGTACCAGTTCATATTAAATTCATCTGGCCACCAATCCGTTGGTATCGAGGCGGTAAGTGGTACTGCTCCATTGATTACATAATTTGGAGAACCAGATATCCAAGTGCTATAGCCTGGTTCTGTTTGAATTATCCAGCTGGTACAAAAAGAGACTATATTTAATATAGAAGGTATAACTAATGGTCTACCCTCATACATTTCTCCACTAAGAATTCTAGGAACTGTGTCCACCGCATCCAATTGAACCACTACATCTTGAGGCAAGACAACCTCCCACCCATGAACGTTAGCCTTCGTCATTGGAAGACACCTATATGCGTGCTTATTATATGTATTGTCCATCCACTCTCTTTTCAGTCTAGACTGCTTTATGGGCGGAGGATTGCTTGTCATCTTCGTCAGATTGACATTGGTCACTTTAAATTTCCTTTAACTTTAAATTCTGATTATTATTTGATGAGACTGCTTTTGGTACATTACTAGATATGTCTTTGTCTAATACGTGTGTTCTATCATTATAGTCAAACATAGTCACAGCGGAATATTTAATGCCGTCGATTACAGGTAAAGACGCATGAGAGTACATGTAGTTTGATGGAAACAGTATTACATCACCTTTTTGTGGCTTAAAAGTTATGTCTTGTTGTGGAAACCAAATTTCCCCACCCTCATAATCGTCGTTAAAGTATCCGACAGATGATACGGTACAAGAGTAGGAGAATCCGTCGTCAGAATGAACCTGGAAATGTTGGCCAACTTCATATCTTACAAAGTTAATTGCTTCCATATATTCCATCTTAAAGTTGTATCTTTTCTCATAGTCCGCAAGACAATTTTTAATAATGGTTTCTGTTTCTTCGTATACATTTTTTATTTCCTGAAACTCAGGTGTTAAGAACTCCCAATGAACAGGACTCATTTTTAAATCAACGCAATCCCTATAATCTGGTTTTGACTCATTATAGCCAACCAGTGCCTCTTTCCACCTAAAGAACTCATGCTGACTATCTTTTAGCGTCTTTTCTAATCTTTCTGGAGCAGAAATCTGATCAAGGCCAGTGTTTCTGTATAGAATAATTCCAAAGTTAAAATCTCCAACATTAAACGCTTTCATTGATTTCTTCTTTCTTATAAGGTTGTTTTTTGATGGTATACTATTAGTGATAATAGTTTTCGTACATCATACCATAGAAAAGGTTAACATGCACTTTCCATCTGATGAAGTGTCTTTAGTAAAGCCAGGACATTTTGGTTCTTCTAAAGATAATATTAAAATAATTGATAATTTTATTGAACTTCAAGACTTAAAGATTATACAGGATTTTTTACCCAAAATAAATAAGTGGGATGATGCTGGAGAAAATAAATATGATGAAAATGGCACATGCCTTTACGACGCATCTTACTGGTCAAATAGACAGTGTGGATCAAATATCCTAAAGGAAATATCGCCACAAGTGCATTCTATTGTGGAGAAATATATTATTAAGATGAAAAACTATTTAGAATCAGAATTTAACGTTTTGCTTTTTCATAGACCAGCAATTATAGTCCGATGGTTTCCTGGCCTAGAACAAAAGCCACATTCTGATAAGCAGCTAAATGATGGATCGCCTAATCCCTTTCCAACTTATGATATAAATTCATTATTTTATTACAATGATGATTTTGAGGGAGGGGAACTATACTATCCGGAGCATGATATTATCATAAAGCCATCTCCGGGACTTGCTGTTGCCCATCCTGGCGATATTAATTACCTGCATGGAGTAAAAACTGTAACTTATGGAGAAAGATTTACAACACCTTCTTTTTACACAATAAAAGAAGTTTTTTAAATGGCTAGTATATTTATACAGATACCTTCATATCATGATGAAGAATTAATATTAACTATAGAAAATTTAATACTAAGATCTTCAAAGAACAACATAATTAACTTCGGTATCCATAATGGATATTATCTTGAACCAATATTTGATGAAAAAATATTAAAATCAGTTAATAAAAAAAATAAGATTTCTGTGCATAGTAGTGCTTTCCCAGAAAATATTGGTGTTGGGATTTCTAGGAATATCGCCAACTCTTTTTATGATGGAGAAGATTATTATTTTCAAATTGATTCTCATATGAGATTTATAAAAAATTGGGATGAAATAATGATTGATAATCATCGTACGATGATGGAAGATTATGGATTTGAAAAGTTGATACTCTCTAATTATCCAGCTCATTATTCATATCATAAAATGAATGATTTTCAAAATGAAGATAATGGCTTATTTTTTAATACCACTGGCCCAGGTAAGAGAATAGTGATTGATGAATTTTCTGAAATAAGTACTTTTTTCAATTTAATACCAAATTATAATGTTTCTTTAAGAAAGTTAAAATATTATATTGGAAACACATATTTATCTGGTGCAAACGTATTTACATCTGGAGATTACCATCTAATAAAGCCTAATACTCAAATATTACATAAGTATGATGAAATGTTAACGGGCTTTAGAGCTTACACGCATGGGTTTGATGTTATGCCCCAAAGATGGGAGTATTGTTATCATTTATATAGATCCTGCATTCCGAAAGACGACAGTGATTTAGGTTTTATTGATTTTTGCTCAAAACAAAACAAAAGAAGATTTATTAATCACGATCTTCATATAAATAATATAGATACTTTCTCTTTTAGAGATTTAGAAGAAATAAAAGATATTGTCTTAAATAATAGAATTGATGATCAAGGTTTTGGTTCAATCAGAGATTTTTCTGAGATTCTAAAAAAATTAAGACATTAAGTCGCCAACAGCAACCCATGTGTCTGTTCCTCTTTTAATTAGCGTTACCGATGACCACTGTGCTCTTAGCTTAAGTCCTGGTGTGGCATTTAATGTTACACCACCGGTTGCTGCTATAGTGGTTTGTCCTGCTCCTGTTTGTAAAACAGTTATTTGAGTTCCTATAGGAAACGCAACAGAAGAGTTGAGAGGTATAGTAACTGTATTGGCTGATCCATTGTTAACCTCTATTATTTTTCCATCATCTGCTAGTACCAACGTATATGAAGCGGACTGCGGATTAGTAGCAATATGACTAATAATGTTAGATGTAGATGTTATTACTCCTGCAGAATCTATTTTAGCTAAAACAGTTCCTGATGAATTTTGTATTTCTAATATATTAGCTGTTTGACCTGATGCTGCTTTAGCTATGATTGCAGCACTTGAAGAACCAACAGAGTTTACTGCCAATGTTGTTCCAGCTGGGTAACCCGAAGTATTGCCAATTATGGAATATTGAGACCAAAAAGTTCCCGCATAGTCAACCTTTGACATCACATTATTAGAGGAGTCCCTAAATTCAACAAGTGCAGCTGATTGATTTGCAACCTGCTTAATGGTAAGTGGAACAGTAGAAGTTGAAGATGTAGTAGCAACTAGGTTATTTAATATTCCTACAGAAGTTAAGCTTGATGAAGTTACTCCAGAAGCAAGTGTTGAACCAGTTAATGTTCCAGCAGCGGCTGTTATAGTACCAGTTGATCCTAACGAAATTGATGTCCCATTGATTGTAATAGAGCTATTTGTAAGGGCAATTGTAGGAGTTGCGCCTTCTCCAGAATTATTAGAAACTGTAATTCCAGTACCAGCGACCAAGGCTGCAACATAGTCACCGGTTGTATCCGTACTAAGGTTGATTGGATCATTCACCCAAGCACTACCGTTGTATTTAAGGAAATCGCCAGATGATGGACTTGGGGCTGTTACGTCAGTAAGCCCATCAAGCGTACTTGCGCCACCCCCTGAAAGAAGGTTTGTGCCAGCCCCACCAGTAGCAGCGGTCAAGTCAATGTAGGCTCCTCTTGCACTTCCACCTTGTTCAAAAAAACGAATCTTATTCTGATATACATCTATTGTTACTCCACCGTCAAGTGTGGAATTAGTTTGAGCTTTTGCAAGAAAGATTTCTCCGCCCTCATCTCCAGAAGATGCTAATACGGAAAGTTTTCCCGTGACATTTGTGTCTCCGCTTGTGTTAACAGTTGTAACCGAAATAGAATCTGGTAGACTAATTGTAAAAGTCCCTGAAGATTCAGAAACAGACACTTCATTTGTCGTTCCAACAATATTTGTCAATAACTTAGTGCTAATAATCGAATTTGAACTATTTTTATAGAACATTTTACCATCAGCGTAATTGATAGCTAATTCGCCATATTGTAAAGAAGAGGGAACTGATGTTGCTGTTCCACTATTTTTTATTTTTATAGTATTAGCCATACACTACCTTCTACTTAAAGCCAGGACAGAAGAAAGGTCCAACCGCTGGCGGGAAATACGGCGGGAAGAAAGGTGGAAAGAAAGGTGGGAAAAATGGCGGAAAGAAAGGCGGAAAGAAAGGAGGGAAGAAAGGAGGAAAGAACGGAGGAAAATACGGAGAGTACTTAGTATAGGAAACGTCTTCTTTTCTTGGATAAACAGTATTTGCTGTAGGGGATTGAGATACAACATCATTAAGTTCAGTAAGCCTTACGCCTCCTGAGTCATTTAATGGCGTAGTGCTTACTGTTCCTTTATCGAATCCTGCTTCTGTAATCCTGAAAGTCGGATTGTTTG